CCGTCCATAAAGGGTAATGTCTATACCTAATCTTGATGTTTAATACTTAAGCTTGCATCCTCCTAATAAATTGCTATTCAACTTTAGCTAGTTCTATTTTGTTGTTCAATAGGTAAGCTGTCTCAATTTGCTTTCTCTTTTTAAGGCAATGTGAACAAAAACATACAATGGTTTTTTGCTCCATAATCCTGTTAGGTTGGGTATCGGCAAAGACAGAAAAACCTCCCTTTAAAATGCACTTCTAGGGAGGTTCGTCTGGGTGTATGGGGATCACCAAGCCAAATATACTGCCTGTATATAAGATTGGAAAGAATAAGTCTAATTATGAGAAAACTATTCAAGCCTTTCCTTCCACTGCTTTATTCTTTTTTGCGTAGTGAAGCAGGTAAAAAACTGTTACTGGATCTCTTGAAATCAGCAGCAAAACAGACTACAAATACACTTGATGACGAGGCTGTTAATTTCCTTCAGTCAAGGTTATACCCTAATTCAACAACAACATTACAATGAAAAAAATCTCTATAGAAGAAAACGCGGCTAGAAGTAAATATCAAGAAACTTTATATAGGCTTGATAATAGAAATGACTCAAACCACCCTAAAGCGAATACATTTACAGGTTTACATCAAGAAATTTTGACTTACGAGCGTTTAAAAGAGGAGATGGCTATTTATGACAAATGGAAAAACAGGTATTGGCGAATCGCAAACGATTGAATCATGTTTTTGTAGTCACTGCTTTCTGAAGGCTATTTTTTATGCTTGGCTTCTTATCCTAGAAGCTTCTTGTTTTTCTCTTTCATTTCTTAAACTGTAATACGCAGCAAAAGATATAAATTCATCCTCACTGAGTTCACAGCGAAGACGACTGACTGTCATTTTTAGTTCTGTTGCAAGGAAAAACTCGAAATTTAACCAGTTATCCCCCCTTAATCGTTTTTTACCTCTTCTATATCACTATTCTCTCCAACCTCAAAAAGAAAGCCCTCAACTCTTGCTAGTTCCTTTTCAGGCAATTCTCTTTGTAGCTTTGGAACGTCAGCCATCGCAAAAGCCTTTGATCCATCCTCTAACTCTGCCATTTGACAAAGAAAGGCAGTACTCATCCTATAACCATCATCTGTGCCCAATGTATCCATGACCCTTAAACGGTCTGATCTTGTTAAAGGCTTAAAATATAAATCTTCAAGTGGTTCTCCATTCTCATCGTTGATCGTAAATTTACGTCTGGAATTAAGATCAAAAGAAGAGACCCATCTATCGACGAGCCTAGACTTTTTAGGAGAAGGAGAAGTTGTTGTCATTAAACAGCAAGGGTAGGCGCACCATTAAAGGTAAAAGAAACACTGACTGTCTCTAGTTCACCAACGCTAGCACCATACTCAGCACCCGTCACCAGTATGCTTCCCTCAATCTTTTTACCGCCAGACTCATCAAGATACAGTTCAGCAAAAGCATTAGCAGGGTCGGTAGTTGTTATAACCTCTTTTATAAGGTCTAACTTGTCACCTGAACTGGGTGCATCATAAAGAACTTCAATTGATCCAGAACCGCCAAGCATCCCGCCAATAAAAGCATGACTCGTGTCGCCATGTGCATCTACAGAAAGAGATTCTTTAGTTAAACTTGCACTCCATGAGCGAATAGCAGCAATTTCTGAAGTGCCGCCTGAGGCATCTTTGTCAAATTTGACAGTGCCTTGTTGTCCTCTATAAAAAGCCATAATTAGATGTCTAGGGTGATTGCTCCGTTAGTAACGAAGTTGCAAGTAATTACTTCAACTTCTCCAACGGTAGCGGAATAATCGGCAGAAGTGATGACCCCATCAAAGGAGATTTTCTTTGTTCCTGTTGTATCTAAATATAATTCAAACAATGCTCCACCTGCATCTGTCGCTGTATTAGCAGCTTCAATAAAAACATTAGTTTCATCAGAAGAACTTGCTGTATAAAGAAGTTCAACAGAGCCGGATCCGCTAATAATGCCACCAACATTTTTTGCATAAGTATCGCCCAATGCTGTGGATTCAAGAACTGCTTTATCAACAGTCATTGACCAAGAACGAGTTGACGTAATAGCAGCAGCCGAACTGCCTGCATCATCAAATTTAACAGAGCCTTGCTGTCCTCTATAGAAAGCCATAGTTTAAAGATCCTCGAAGGTTTCAAAGGTCATTCTGACCTGAGTTTGGAAGTAGCCTTCGGGAGCTGCCGACGACAACACCTCTGGCCCAATAGGGGGATCAAAATGAACACCCGATACAGTAATCCGATTATACAAATCTCTGACCCTCTTGCCGATAGTTAAGTTTGATCCAGGGCCAATTCCTTGTGCTGTAAATATATTTATCAAGACAACTCCAAGGACAAGATTGCTAGAACTAGAAGAATCTCCCATTGTTTCATAAGAGCTATTTCCAAAACTAACTAAGCATTGAACCCAACTATCAGCAGGTGTTGGGGTATAAGACATGTTATGAAAAACGACAGGAATTACAGGGCTGCCCGCTAACTCCGTACTCAAACGACCTTCAATAGCAGCACGAATTGTATTGAGATTTAGTGCAGCCATCAGGTCTTACCTTTGATGTCATTGTTCCAAATATCCTCAATTCTTTTTGATGTGTTTTTAGCTATTAATTCAAACCAGCCGGGATCTGCTTTCTTTGAATGGTCTGTGTAGCAAATAACTTCTGCATAAGGAAGATTATTGTGGATGCTATAAACATTTCCTGCTTTTTCTTGTCCGGGTTGATAATTGCTACCTGTTGGAGGGCCAGCCGTTCTATATGTGCCCGGTGGTTTAGGTGCTCCACTTGCATCATTTTCTCCAATCATCCAACTAGCAGCTAGACGACCTTTATCAACTGGAGTGTTTTCCTTTACAGCAGCATCAACCTGTAGCACAACTGAACGCAGCAATTTATCAACCTCACCTTCTAAGAAGTCACCAATGCCATTAATAGGAATCTCTACGCTCATGTTCTTAAGAAAAGCTCATAAGTAACAGCAGTTGTTCCACCATCTGTAATCGTTTCAATTCTAATAATTTGATGATTTACACCACCAATTAAAACACGATCAGAAGTAGAAGGAACAGAACTTAAAGAGGCTGCTGGAATAGTTGCTTTTCTGTCATCAGCTTGAACAAGTTCATTAACTTCTCTTGCATTAACCTCTTCAATTAATGCACTGATTGTTGTATCTGAATTTGATTCAGAAATAGCTCCTGTTGTTGTGTTGTATGCACCCGCAGAAATTGCACGATAAGTAATCTCATCACCAAACTTGGCAATGGCTTTCTTAGCAACATTCTTAAGTGCAGTAGCTAAACTCATAAACGATAAGCAACTACTTGACCACTTGCCAAAGTAATACTTGTAATAATAATTCCTTCTATTTCTGTCCCTGCGTTCATTGTTATTCCGTTAATAGTTGATGAACCATTCTCGGTCAAAGATTCAGAAACAAAAGTGCAAGAGGCATCCGCTAAAGCATGAACTTTTCCAAAACGCCCTGTATGTGCGCTTGTGTCAGTGATGATTAATGCTGCTGGATAGTCGTAAGGCATGATTAGCTCCGTTTGATGGCTACGTTTCCGGGTCCACTAATTCTAAGACCAGTGAAATATCTTTCAACGATTGGGGGTATTCTATCTGCACCAACTGCCCCATAAAAATTAGGAGTAACATTTAAACTTCCAACCTGAACAGTTTTATAATCTTCCAATCCACTTAGTCCAATACCACTTGGATTGTTTTGCAAATAAACAGCTAAAACAACTTGAGCTTTTTTTATTTGATCTGGTATTTCTGTTGTAGTGTAATAGTCAGTGGTAATGCGAAAAGGGAAACCAGTTGCATAAGTATTGATATAAGTATCAGGTTTTCTAACTCCATCTCTAGGCCATTGAAGAGCTTGAGTATCATCAGCCCTAGCACCTAAAAATCTTTCACGATCAATTCTTTGACAGGCTGTATATAAAGCACGATTTCGATAATCATCACTTGTCGAGCCAGCTTCCCATGCTTTTACATCGTCATCAGGTGTCAAACCTTCAACGATTGCATTGGCATCAGAAAGAGTAATGTAACTATTCGCTGATGCTGATCCGACTGTCGCAACTATCGAGATTGCCATTTGTTAAAGCTTTTGCTTTTGGTTTACGTTTCCTTTTTGGCTTTGGTTGCTCAATAGGAGTAGAGGCCGCTATTAAAGCAGCCTCTCTTTCCCTTGCTCGCCTAAATGCAGCAAGACCCATTAACTAGATGAACCCTTAAGAGCTACAAAGTTAAGAACAATTGCCTCACCCAAAGAACCAGCGGAGAGGTT